CCCATGTAAAGCCACGGCGGTTTGCATTCCTCGAAGAACAACGCACCGCCTGTAAGCACTTCGCCCACCAGATAACGGCGCGGCGGAACGGCCTGCCGCGTGCTCAATCGCTGTTCGGGCTGCTGTTGACTTCCGCGCCCAAGAGACGGGCCGCGCGTCAAGAGCGTTGATGCGGCAGTGAATGCCGCACTAAGAAGCAGCGAACCTATGATTGACCCGAAACCGCTGGACGTAAAAAACCCGAACACGGCTGTTGCGGCAGCCGCTACAGGTGCCGCTTGTGCTGTACCTACAAGCACAAAAAACCATATAATTACACAAACGACCAAGCGAGCCTCACACGATCCGATTTGATAAAATCAACGCCACGGTCAGCAAACCCTAACCAATAATCGCCTCGGTATTTTATCACATTCACGGGAATTCCTGCCGCATTGCGGTAAATGCCCCACGAACCGGGCGGTGCGTCGGACGGTTTGACACGACGCGCACCGAACTCACGCGCTCGCCTGCGGCATTCTTCGCCCAGACCATGCGGGATCATCTGATGCATCGTATCGAGACTGTTATACCGACCGCGATAGCGCGCGGCAATGTCGGGACCTCCCGCGCGTTTGATGATGCCCGCTGTAATCATTAGACAATCCGACCGCCCCCAACGCGCACGCGGGGCCACGCGCTCGACATAATCAAGCGTACGTTCCATTTGCGCGAGTACTAGCTCGGTGTCCATTTTGTTTCCTTGTTCTCCATCAACGGTACATACTGCAATCCGGTATCACCCGGATATGACAATTGCTGATCCGTGGGCGACCAAGCGCGCCGCGTCGGCGTCGTCAATTGCCAGAAACCCGCCTCTCCATGCAGTTCAAGCCGGGCCGTGCCGGACTCATCGACCACATCAATCATATAATCGAGAATGATGTTGTCTATAAGTACACGGCCAATCGGCTTTGTCCATTCGTCCAGAGCAACAAGCCATGTTGCCGCTTGCCTATCGCGTATTTCGTACGAAATACCGTTGAGTTGCAGCGGATCGTCAATACCCGTCAGACTCAGCACGACATTATCAACACGCAATTCGGTCGTGCGCGGCGCTGTTGTGATGGTGCCGAGAATACCAAGACCTTTGTATGTAACACCTTCATAATCCAGCGAACCAATGCCGGACCACACATGAACCATTCCGTCAGGATGGTCGATGTCCACCATCACACCAAGTGTCGCGCCTTCACGGATTGCACGTAGCAAATCAGGCAACATGTTCAATCCCTGAGAAACCAAGCGTACCTACATTTGCCCGGCGATTTATCATCCCCTGCCCGTTATCGACCAGACGGAAAGACCCGCGCGGATGCCACAAGACGACCATATCGTTAGGCGCGAAAGACTGGCGAAGACCGGGCGCGATCTCGACGCCCGTTTCACCATTGCCATTCGTCGGACCTGCAACAACAACCTCGTATAGATTGCTCGTCACACTCGGAATGCCATTCACGCGCAATTCCAGCAAATCGCCCGGATGCAATGCCGGTGTGAGGTTTGGAGTAAGACCCTTTATTTTGATGAACAGGTCGCCGCGATTCGCGCCCTCAAGCAATGATGCTGTGGGCGGAACCAGACCGGACTCAGACCATCCCGTACCATCCGTAAAATACGTGTCGTCGCTCCACGGCTCGCCAATGCCGCGCATGATATTACGGTTGTGCAGCGGTACGCATCGCAGCGGATCGCCAATGCGGAAAATATTGCTTGGTCCTTTGATGCGCGAGAAAAACGCACCGTATTTCTGCCATTTCGACGGGCCGACCTCCGGGCGCAATACAAAATCGGCCTGCCAGTTCTGGAACGTCAGTGCGGAGTTAATTCGCGGCGTAAACGTCGATTGACTCTGAATCGTGTTCGATTGCAGATTGAAACTAGTCTCTGTGAATTTGTACCACTCAAGCGGCCAGTCGTAAACGTTCATTTATGCCCCCACCTGCAACGAAGGACGCTGACGCCTCCACACTTCGGACGTTGTTTGCGGCATCATCTGGATTTGACGTTCCAGCACCTGAAGCCTGCTATCAATGTATGCACGTGTAGCGCCGTCATTACCTCGAAAATCGTTATTCATTACGATTTGACCGCCGCCACTCGACATGCCGTTCATTGCATTTGTGAGCCTGTGATTTGGCACAACCCGCCCAGACTGTCCGGGGACCATCAATTCCGGACCCTGTTCGCCCACAAGGTACGGCTTGCCCTGCTGTACGGAACCGCCAATAGCACGCGCGCCGAACAAAGACCCGAACAATCCGCCCGAACCGCTCAAACCGAGCAGCGATCCGAACGGACCGCCGCCTGTAAATGCGGCCTGTGCAAACATTTTGGCGAGCGTTTTCAGCGTCTCGTTGAGTGCGTCGTTCCACGATTTTGTGCCGTCGATCAGCCCGATAAATGTATCGGTCGCGATGTCACCAAATGTCTGCATCAGATCGTTTAGCGCCTGCTGCCGGTCTTGCGCTTCCCGAACCTCCTGTGCCATTTTCGCATAAGACTCGGCGGATTGCTCGATTTCTTTGCGTATTGCTTCGGTAAGCGGAATTTTTGCCTGAAGCGCAGCGTTCTCAAGCTCTTGCATCGCAAGCGCTTTATCGCGTACGAATTGCGATTGTCCCATCACCTGCAATTCGGTCTGCAAGAGTGTCGTACGTTCCTGTATTTGCCGAAGCTCACGCTGATACGCATTTTCGCGCTTGCTCCTGCCCGTTCCGTCCGGAGCGTCAAAATCGCTGAGCGATACGGTTTTCGGCTTTACGGCGGCAAATGCGGCGTCAATACGTTTGATGCCGCTTGCCGCACCTTCGGCAATGCCCTGTTCCGACGATTGTTTCAGCGTCGTGCGAAGCGTGTCTTCCGCCTTGATGCGTGCAATGCCCTGTTCAAGCCCGGCCTGTAGCCCGAAAGGATCACCCGAAGCAGCACCGGACCTGCCGAAACCGATTGCCCTGAACGCATCTTCCAAGTCGCGGCCCAGATCGGAGAAACTGCCCTTACGGCCCATGATCTCGATAAACGCCGCAACGTCCGCCGCAGCTTGTCGGATTTCGGTAATGAACTGTGTAATTTGCTCAATGACCGGCGAAAAGTCCGTTGTCTGTATAACTCGCGCAAGATCGCTCAGCACCGTCGCGAACTGACGACCAGCATCACTGCCGCTGTTGATCTTTCCCGCCGCATCAATGAATGCGTTCTGCAATAGCGTGAAACCTTGCGCAACTGTAAGTACAGAACCGGCGACACGCTGACGCAATATCACACTACCGGCTTCAAACGCGCGGAAAAATGCTTCAGAGGAAACTTTACCGTCAATGACCAGCTTGCGAAGCTTCGCAACCGATCCGCTTGCTTCCTCAAGTCCCGCTGCCGCCGCCTGTGCAATAGGCAACGCGCCTTCGAGAATAGAATTGAATTCTTCGGCCCTGACGACGCCGGACCCCAATGCCTGCGACAACTGCAACAACGCACCAGATGCGGACGTGGCGTCTGTTCCGGCAACCCGGAGCGCCGTCGCGACATTATCGGTAAATCCGACAAGCTCTTTCGTAGTCACACCAAGCTCGCGTTGAACCGTAGCGACACGACCGAACAATTGCACAAGCGATTCAATAGGGACCGCGTTTGTCTGTGCGGACGCAAACAGTTCGTTATAAACCCGAGTAAGCTGCTCGCCTTCCAGCCCCGCAACTTTCAGACTGTTGGTGATGCGTGTAGCGGCGTCAGTAAACTGTTGTGCAAGCTGCGCGCCCCTGAAACCAAGATACGCACCGGCAATGGTCCGGACAGAACCAATGACCGCGCGTTCCGCATTCGTCGCGCTACGCTGCATGCTGTTCATGGCACGACCGAATGCCCGCTCAGACTGCACAACGCTTGCGTTGTAGCGATCCAATTTCGCTTCAAGCTCAACTACAACCTTATCTGCGGTAACGGGCATCTGTTTTCACCCACGGAAGGTTGAGCGATTGAAGCTCTGTAACTCGTTCCTCGAATTCATCTTCTGACATGACCGGGCGAGATTCCATTTCGGACCACGCTTCCACGGCCTTGTTTATCTCGTAAAGACTCGCTCCCTGTACGTCCTTGAGCGTCATTCCAATTTTCAGACCCTGTGCATACAAGGCCGCAACATCTATTCGGTCGTTTCGACTGTTGCGGCCTGCTCTTTTTTTGTGTTTGCAAATTCCTCCAAGCCGAAATGGACAGCGGATACGATTGCTTTTGCCACAAGTCCCGATCCTGACGGATGCAAGTTTCCGTCTCGGTCTGACGGGAACAGCCCGCGCCCTTCAACGTAGGTATCTACAAGCTGTTTCGCCTTTACATCGTCCATGCCTCCGCCGATCAAACCGAGACGAATTGTCTCGTAGACCAATCGCGGTGACGGACGCATGGAAAACAACTGTTCGATGATGCTGGACCATGAACCGACGATGCGTTGAAGCTCATCGCATTGTTTGAGCTTCAACGCGAATTTGTATTCACCATCAGCCCATGCGAGTACGACCTCGGCGGAGGTATTCGGCGCTACATCAGCCATGTGTTAAACAGCCGGAGTCCACGTTGGTTTACCGTTCAGCGTCACGGTGATATTCTGCCGCCAACGCTGCCCACGCTCGCCAACCTCTTCATACTGAGTAAGTACACCGGGTGCCTGCCAGTACCCACCACCCTCGCCTGCCGTCAGGTCCTTGAACCATCGAACGTTTTTTTCGCCGCCATCCATGAGCCAGTCTTGCCAGACCTGCATTGCGTCAGTATCCATGACGCCTTCACCGGCAATCTGCATCTGTTTGGAGACCTCATCCGACACAAGCCACGCAGGAAGGTCGGGGTCGTTGCAATCGGGAACGTTTGTGGTGTTCGTCTCAATATTGACAGTCAACGTGAGAGTTTCGAAACCGCACGGGGCTTCAAACTGCTCAACGGTCGCGCCGTCACCGAGCAAGAGCATGATCTTGCCGAATTTGATAGACTTAGCCTGCGCCATGTATGTACCCTTTCACGATCTCACAGCCCGAACGTTCGTGCCGTAAACGTAACAATGCCATGATATGCGGAGGATTCCGGCGTATCACGAATAATTGTCGTCCCTGTCCAATCTATACCATAATTCCCAATTGTGGCAACGGTTAATGCCGCGTCGTCCAGTGCTGCCGCAACAGCCGCGCAAATATTCGCGCAAGAATCCTCCCCCGGTCCGTTCGCAAATACATGGATTGTGATCGCATGCTCTGAACCCTCGCGGCGTGTTGCCTCATATTGCGACGTAATGGGCATCCCGTATCGAATAAACGGAAATTGTGGCGGCGGATCAGTGACTTGCGGGCCGACGATTCGTGACGCAGGAACCAGCGATGTCACAGACGGTGTTGCACGTAGGAACAAAGTCACGGCCTGCCGCATAGCCAGCGTGTGGTCAACGGCCATTTTTGCGGCCCCCCTTTCGGCGGCTTGTCGCGACAACGGGCGGTTCACCGGGCGGACGGTCGATCATCACACCGGCACCAGACGCAATTGCGGCTTCGGCAACCTCCAGCTTGACCAGTACGCGCGTGCCGCCCCTGCAATGCGTCACGGCGCGCGGTGCGATTCGGTAATCAAAATCTCTGTGAAAATAAACCCACGGCATGTCAGAGCTTCCTTTTGCCATGGATAACCCATTGCGAATCGGCAGGATCGCGACGAATGCGGAATATCTGCCACGTAATGCCCCGGATGATTATTTCATCGTCGGTCGTCGGCGTGACGGCAAGACCGGATTGCAACAGGATAATTTTCATATCCGTTTCGACAAACCCCGGCGTCTCACGCATGGTTTTATCCGCGTTGTCGAGTTGTCCGCGTGCCGGGATGCTCTCGGTAACGGGCGGCAGATAACCGCCCATGCCGTCCTCCGTCAGTGTGACGCGAATCAGTGTCGCAGGCAGGTACAGCGAACCGAACGCCTGCCCAAACACCGCCCGAATGCCACCGTCTAAAGCGCCCAAGGCCGAGGCTTCCCATGAAAACACACAACACGCGCGTCGGACGGAATGTCCTCGCGGCAGTGGACTTTATACGAAACCACCTGCCCCGGCAATGTATCCTGCCAGCGCGCCACACCGTCGCCAAGTACCGTGCGAATAAACGCCTGATCGCCAAGCGTTCCCGCCCGTGCCATGTGCCCGTGCGGGTCCTTGATCCATTCATTCCACACGCGCGCACGATCATCCGGCGTCAGGTACATGAGGCCCGATGCGGGCCGCTCCGGTCGATAGAAATCGGACAACATATGCGTCCGGCCCACATTGAGCATGTCGGAAATATCGCCGGTTATTGTCGTATCCAAATCCACATAGAACCAATCGCACACAAAATCGGGCCGAAACAATTCCATTTTCGACCACCATCCGGCCCAATCGTATTTGAGCGAAATTGTAACAACGCTTGAATTCAACCGTATGTCGCTCAGACAATACAGCATCCGCCCCGGCAGCATCTTCTTGAGCCGGTAGACGTGTTCGGGTAGGTATTCACCGCCCGAGCGGAGAACCGTGACAATCAGCGGGCTCATAACTGAACATAGCTCCATCTAGATTGGATCGGGTGTAGCCGAGCCTAAGAAAGAAGGCATCGGCGCGCGACGTATCCCGCAAAATCTCGATCAGCACAACAGGGCGGCAACGGGCGATTGTTTCGCGCGCACCTTTCAGCACTGGAATTTCCGATTGTTCCACGTCGATCTTGATTGCAGTTACATTATCAAGTGCAAGGTCATCGATGCGAAATGTAATTACGTTACAAATCTTCGCTTCGAGGGACGTAAGGGATGCTGCCGACGACAAGTTTGCACGACCGCGAAATGCCTTTATTTTTCCGGTAACGTCATATGCTGCAAAACCCGCCACCGTGATTTTGTGACTAACACTATTCTCGCGGCAATTCTCGTAAATACGTGCCTGCGCCTCGGGGTTAGGTTCTATCGCAATGACGGATTTGGCACCGTTCTTTGCGGCCAATATGCTATAAAAGCCGGTGTATGCGCCAACGTCAATCATCACACCATGATTACGGGACAGCTTCTTCCATTTCTCGCGCGTTTTTGGCTCGAAACCCCTTCGCCGCTCCACAACCAAAACTTTATCGTCTTTCGCGATAAGTTTGACTCCGTCGAGTTCTACGTATTGACAAGCCATTCCATGGCCCTTTCAGGACTAACGCGCGGAAAACACGTGATCTTGCTAATCAATGACCCATTTACAACCTGAATACCCGCCGCCTTGAGTTGCGGGCACGCTGTGCCGAACAGTTCGGGCAAATGATCGAGTGAGCGGGAATATCCGCCTGTGACACGCGGCAGGTTGTGATTTGCGTCAATACCGAGCAACACAATCTTTTCGGGCCGCATGTGATAGGCGAGATTAAGCGCCCCGAAACCGCTGTTACCCGTATTGATCGCGGTCGGGTCATCGCTTAAACCTCCCGGCGCTTTGGCGCGTCCGTACTTCTCGCCCTGAATGCGCTTGAGTATTTTCACATGCGGAGGGATGGGAAGTGGAAAATTGGGCGGAGACGCTATAACGTACTCGACGCCCGGCAAGGCTCGCGCACAGCGTTGCAAATTTTTAACGGACGGGTCTAGCGTAAACCACGTATCGAACCGGGGCAACCACTCTGCCGCGCCGTTAACCGCAATAATGTGTACGCTGGGAAGTCTGGATATATCGTCAGGGTTGACGCTCGCGAGACTCGGCCCGCTCCCGACTATACAGATACGACCAGACATTGAAACAACTCTCCCGGACGATTGCGCCAGAGATTTGCGCGCCGACGACCATCAATCATGAATTCCCGCCCCTGCGTGCGTACAACAACAAGCGGTCCACTGTCGTGCATGGGCCGCTCATTAGTTATCATGCGGTTAGCCGTACCGTCCGCGCGCGGAATCGCGGCCAGATCGTCTATAAGTTTGCCAATGCGTTCCGCGTCATAATTTTCACAGGTCACACGGGCGAGCGAAAAATCACGGACATGCGCTACGCCCATTGCATCTGCCCATGCGTCCGAAAGACGCTTGATGGCCGCTGCACCGTCGCGGTGCCACTCGAACCTATCAACCACGTCGAGCCAGACGGGTGCGCGAAGCAAATAAAAATAAAAGTCACCGTCCGGCGCGCTAAGAATGTGGCGTTTGTCCGCAATGTAAAGACCTTCAATTGCTTCCAGCCAATCGCGCATGCGGTGCGTGTAATTACCGTTATTCGGTTGTCTTCCCGGCGTTCCTGTGCGGATCGAAACAACCAGTTCGCGCGCAACGTGCCGCAACTGGCTTACGGCTTTATACATATCCTCCGCATAAAACCAGTTGAGCATTCGAGAGCACACGACGGTGTTGAATTCGTGCCGTGTAAATACCTTATCGAGCGTGAAGATCGAACCGCTCAACAATCTGGTAAATTCGTCGGCGTGCTTGTTCGCAATGTCCAGCATGTCCTTCGATATGTCCATGCCCGTCACATCGCGAATCCCCTTGCGCTGATATGTGCCGAAATAACGACCTGTACCACACGGAACGTCGAGAAGCGGCCCACGTTTGACAAAATCATCAACGGCATTTTGCTCGCGCTGCCAGCACGTTTTGTTTGCGCGCTTCGCCTCGTAATTTGTGGCTTTCTCGCCATAGTAATTATCGGGGTTCATTTGCCCAATCCGTCAGTGTCATTACAGGATAGCACTTTATCCGGCTAACAGGACTGCAATTCGTGATATTCACACCATCGAACGTGCGGAACCGTGCCGCCCACTTACTCAACATGCGATCATTCGCATTTATGAGACTCGTGTGATCCGGGTGCCAATGCATTCCGGCCATATCGAATCCGACGAGCGCAATATCCCGCGCGCCTGCCAATAGTGCAATATTGAGCGCATGTGCGCCGGAGTTGCCGAGATTGCCCACATACGGCCAAATCGTAGACCATTCGGCGCTGTCCGTCACGCGAAGTGTTTCAATATGTTGAGGGTATGGTGTTCCTTGAGCGCAAAATTTGCGCGCCGGGTAGCGTACATGCGGCCCATAATGCGACCAGAACTGACTATCTCCGGCATACATCACATCCGCCCATGGAATGAGCGCAATCGAGAGATTGACCGCAACCCATATCGCATCCGGTACGCGCTCGCGCACGTCCCTGACATTGGCGCGCAGCGCGCTCTTACCGGACGCGACGATAATAACGCGCCGGTCGGACCAATCGGGCCGTGAGGGGACAATAGACATGGCGTGACACTATCAGGCATGACGCCGATACGTCAAGCACGCGGCGCGATCACCCGCCAAACACGCCCGGCCATCCGTACGCGGGGCCGGGCCAATCCTTTGCATAACCTGACGGCATGCACGATGCGGCGTGCGCGACACGCGGGCCGCGCGTCAACATGTTGAGCAACATCGCGTATGTCTGGCCGCACGGTGTGCTATTTAGCCAATCCTGATAGCTCGTCTGACCTGCCGCCCGTGCAAATCGAGTTAGCGTCAGTTCGCCCGACCGAATCGTTTGGTATTGCGACATGCCGCCCGAATCACCCTCTGCCGCCAGACCGTCCAGCGTCATGAAATGGCACGTCAGCGATATAATCAAACTGTTATATGCCGCCTGTGACGGCCAAGACGTGTCATCGACCACGACCGCCGCCAGATCGAGATAGGATTGCACCGTCACGTCCGGCACGTCCGCAAACTGCGGTTTTGCCGTTTTGAACTGGGCCGGAGTTACGTGTACATACGCCATTAGTCTGTGACTCCCGGCAGACCGGGCAGACCGGGAAGCGCGGGCGGCATTTCCGGAACACCGTCGCCGGTCGTGTCAACCGGCATGGGCGGCATGGGTGGCAGTTCCGGCACAGGCGGCACGGGCGGCAAATCGGATACTAGCTCAACCGCCGCGCTCGACCGGAGAAGTGCTACATAATCGGGAGCAAAGTCACCTTCCACCTCGCCAAATGCAGGGAGTCTGATAGACCCGCCGCCCATCAGGGGCAGATCATATGGCGAGTTGGTGAGGTTTTTGACGCGCTGGCGCATGTGGATAACTCCGTTGATCGTCAGTGATATTAGCGCATCAAAAAATTTCGGTCTAGGGGTTGACGCATATGCGTCAATGTGCGATAAAGAACCTACCGAAGCGATGGTGCTGAGGGGATTTAAGGAGGGGACAATGAATTACGCTGCTTGGGCTGAATCTCACGAAACGCATATTGCGGTCGCTACTGCGATCCACGCCATTGCCGACGACCGCCGCTCGGCGGACGAGATTTGGGAAGCGCCCACGCCTGCTGAGGTCAAGCGCGTTAAGAAGATGGTTGCCGATAGCGTCAAGGCTGGCACGTTCCCGCGCGAGCCGGATGGGCGCTACTACTGGGGCGAATATATGATCGTGATCTAACCCAGTTCTGACAGAGGGGATCAACAATGAACTACACAATTGTATTTTACGGTGACCTGCTTGTGGCG